CCTGTGCAGGTCACGCCCGTCGTCACGCTGGAAGCCTGGCCGATTGTGCAGCCCGCGCCGGTCGCATAGCCGATGCCGCCGGAAGCCGACGTGCTCTTGATGGCCGCGGGAGCGGTCAAGGCGCCTGCCGAAGTGACGGCCACCGGAGTCGCTGTTGCGCCGATATTTACGGTCGTGGCGTTGGTCGCACCGATAGCCAGAGCACCGGACGTCACGTCCACGCCGCCGTTCGCCAAGGTAGTTCCCGTGACGGTCGCCGTGCTCGGAACGGCAATCGCGCCCGTGGACGAGATGACCACGGGGGTGGCCGTCGCGCCGATATGGGTGCTGGTCGCGGTGTTTGCGCCGATGGCCAAAGCGCCGGCGTTGGTCACGTCGATGCCGCCGTTGGCGTTGGTGCGGCCCGTCAAGGTCGTGATGCCACTGACGCCCAAGGTTCCGGAGATGCTGGAGTTGCCGCCGCTCGCCACGGTCACGCCCTGCCAGGCGTTGTTTTCCCAGACGTAGATCGCGTGCGTGTCGAGGGCGTACCCGAGCGTGCCGTCGTTCTGTGTGGCGTCGGCCGCCAGGTTTGCGGCGGTGTCATACAGTCTGGGCATACCGTAGGTCTTGTCCAACATGAGCTTCAAGTCGGACCCGATAAAGCCGTGGCGCCCGTAGATGACGCCGATCTTGCCTACCAGAATCGCTTGGGTGTCGGTCGCCTGCGCGGCCAAGGGGAACAGCAAACAAAGAGCAATGATAAAACGTCGCATGAGAATCTCCTGAAAGAGTTGATGTGAAGATACAAGGGGAACCCCGGTTACGTCAACTTTGGCAGAATCGCCAGGGAAAGTTGTCCGCTGTTCGGGAAGGTCAAGGTCTTGCCGGCCTGGTGGTAGACCCCACCGACGTTCTTTGCCGATACTTGAACGTCCCCGGAAATGGGATCGACGTAGTTGAGATTGTCGGTCATGTCCTACGATAACCGCCAGGAGCGAGGCTAGTCAAACTCCAGAGTCATTGTGCAACGACACTGTGGGTGCAGAGGGGGAGCGTCTACATCCCCATCTTCGCTATGAAAGTCCTCGTCCAATGCCGCGCTTTGGCCGTCCATTTCCTCACAGGCTTCGCAAAGTCGGTAACTAGCAGGCGAACTGCTCCAGACCTTTCGTGCTCCGGCAGGCAACTCACCATCGTCTTTTGCTTGCGCCCATTCTGCAAGCCTTCCTTGCTCGACGGCCGTTCTGTTTTCTGTACGCGAGATATTCTCGACCCGGTAGGCAAGCTGTTTTTTCGCGTATCTTTCGATCTGGGCATCGGTCACTCCCTCTTGGTCTGCAAAATTATCTACGGCGGCCTGCTGACGCTCGGTCAAGCCCACCACCGTCTTGAGGTGCTGCGCAATCTCCTCTGGCCTAGCGCCACGGGCGTACCCGGTCGCGACAAAGGCCCGGACGACCTCGTGTTGTTGTCGTGAAAGCTCCACGCACAGATCGCCCGCCCTTTTGTCGATCCACTTCTTGGCGTGCGGGTTCAAGCGCGTCGTGATCTCCGGAGCTTTCTCCACTGCTTTCCAGGTCCGTGCCGATCGACCCGCCTTGTGCATGATCTCTGCATAGGCCTTCTCGAGTTCCCAACGAAACACTTTCCACGGTCCCTGGGGATCCCGTGGATGGTAGCGCGGCAAGAGAGAAACAATCCTGGCCGCCGGCACCTTCGACCGCAACGCCGTCAAAAACTCCGAGGAGATCGAAGCCTGGGCAAGCCGGACGAAAGGCCTGCGCAAGGCAAGAGGCGCTTCGTCATTCTTCATTGGGCTTCTGCTGTGGAATGGCCACGCCCTTGGCCGGCACCTGTCCTGCACCCGGCGGCACCGCCCCAGGCGTCACCATGCCGGGCTGCGTTTCCTGGGAATGCTCTGCCTCTTCGATGTACTCCGAGGCATGCTGCTCATCCATTCCTAGCCGAGCTGCCAATAGCTTCGCGCCTACCCGCGCCGTCATCTTCTTGGCGTTCACCTTCTCGTTGACGTCCATGATCGCCTTGGTCTGCTCATCGCTGAGCAATCCGGACGCCCGGTCCGCCGACGTGGAAGGTGTCGGCTTGGTCATGTCGTCAAAGATGGCCGTGTCCTCGTCCTCCGGCACCGGCAGGTCGACAAGCTCTAGGACCTTCGCCTCGAGCTGGCGGTTCGGCGACAAGAGGCCCGCTGCGCCGACGCGCTGCAAGAACGTCCCGAGCGCCTCCAGGTCGGGCTTGTCGAGCTTGCCGTGCTCGAACTCTGGCCATAGGTCGCGGGCGACCCCGTTGAGCCGCATGATCTTGGGCACGAGCGTCCGGTTCAAGGTCTCGGTGATGAGGTCGAGATAGTGCGTCAAGCCCAAGAGGAACAGGTTGCTCTTGCCCTCAAACAGGCTTTGCGTGCCGACCTTCGACTGGCCGATCTGGATAAAGTCCGCGCTGAACGCCTGCATGACCTGGATGTTGTAGCGCGAAATCGCCTCGCTGATCGATTGCCGGGATCCCGTACCACCCGCCGACAAGATGTTTAGCTTGAAGCCCGTAGGCTTGCCCTCGTTGTCGACCGACGCCGGAATGACCGCGCCCCACCGCTGGTCGACCTTGATCTGCTGCACCATCGTCTGGAGCGTGCTGAACAACGACCGCTCGGCAGAGCTGGCCGTGGTCAGCATGATTTGCGGCGGAACCTCCATCACTGGCATACCCGAAAGGTTCCGGTCCATCGAGATCGCCTCGATCTCCTCCAGACGCTTGACGTAATGGTATGCCCTAACGACGGGGCGTAGCAGGCTGTTGTGCGTTGGCACCATCTCTTCGCCGACCAAAAACAAATGCGACGGAGAATCTACCTGCACACAAACCGTGTCTTTGTCCTCTATACGAACAATACGCCGTATAGTGTGGGCGCCCCTTCGTCTTTTCTGCCGTATGGCTTGTCGCTCTAGTTTCCTTGGCATCAAAAACGCCGGAAGATCCAACCAAAATCTTACTTCCCACACGTCCCGCGTCGCCACAATCTGCTTGCCGTTAATTACGCCCCCTAGACGTCCGGCCCATTGCCGCTTCTTGATGGATGGATGTCCACCAAGACTACGCACAAGCTCCGCCACACCGTCGATTAGATTTTTATTGGTGTTATGAAAAACACAAGCCTGGTCACGCGCTGTTCGTTTAGTGCAATGCCCGTCCGTATCCATCAAGCCTTGCAATAACGCCAAACGCTGTGCTGGTGCCGCCCGTAAATACGCGGCCGGGATATGCTTCTCCTCCAGCACTCCGGCACACCGCAGTGCCGCCTTAAAGCCACCCTTAATGCGAAGATTGGCTGTGTCGTCGTAGCCCTGATTGAAGTTGGACTCGTCCTCGATATATTTCTTCAAATGCTCGACATCTCCCTTACAGACCGTCATTACCGAGGTGCGCTTGCACCCGTCCCCGAGCCAATAACCCAACAAGTAGGGATCGACAGGCAAGGCCAATGTCGCAGCATCGAGCACAGGAGAGCGCCCGCAATCAATGGGATTGCGCCAAAAACGCGTTGGATACTTTCGCATCAACTCGAACAAATCTTCAGTCCGAGCGACACGTGGCGTGGCGCGGTTAGTTTTATCCTGCGGAAGCAGCACCGACCACAAATGATTAGCATCTGCCGTAATTCTATGCCCCGAGGAAAATTCAATCTCGTATGTTGGGCGCTTTTTGAAAATTTCCGACTTGGCCACAACATATCGGATACGCCCGTCGTCACCGTAAACCTTATCCCCCTCTTTCAAATCCCCCATCGTAGACCAGCCGTTAGGGGTGGGCACGGGTGTGTCCAATGCCAAAGCGTAGCCCTCTGGATTGCCCTTGATCGATCGCGTCTTGAAATGCAACAGCTTGTCTTTCGGGATGTACACCGGCCCGCGGCCTAGCAGGTTCCAGTAGTCCATCTGCACCACGCCCATTAGATCGCCACGGCGGGACAACGCCCATTGGTACAGCGTGTCCTGCGACCGGACCTCCAAGGACCGAAGGCCGAAGCGGCCGTCCTTGAACTGGCTATTGATCATGGGATTGTCCTCGTGCTCGCCTTTGCGGAGCTTGAAAACAATCTCGAACAGCGACCAGCCGTGCACGAGCATGGAGATGACTTCGCAAATGAAACTGCCCCATGAGTCCTCCATGTCGCCCATGTTGGACTCGAGAAACTCTTGCTCTGCCGTCGCCGGCGACTTGCCGGACGACGCCTTGACCGACCACTTCACCTGGCGCAGGACCGACATGATGATGAACATGATCGAGCCGATGACGGCAGAATCATCCCACATCGCCTTGTAGTATTGCGTGCCTTGGAGATAGCGGAGCTGCGAAAGCTGCTCCTCGTTGATAAACCCGCTGGCGTGCCGCAGGCCGCTCGTGCCGACGATCGCCTGCAGGGGGATGTCCAGGCGCGACTGCTGCTCGACAAAAACCAGCTCGGGGCGCTTGCCGATTTGCGGATCCAAGGCTTCGGCGATGTTTGGGGTGGGGGCTTCCGGGGCGGTCTTCATTCGATCTCCAATCGATCAATGCCTCCTTCGATCGGAGAGCGTACAGGCAAGATGTAGCACACTAGCCGAAATTGTTCCAACCCGAATCGGTTCTCATGCCCGCAAGCATGGGGAGCTGGATATCCGCGAGCCTCGCGATTTGCACATCGGCCAAGCCTTGAGAGGTGGCGTCGACCTGGTCGTCGTATTTCGTCTTTGGAAACGTCACCAGCTCCTCCACGTACTCGCCTACCCACGGCGCGTTCTCCCGCTTCGGAAGCCACACGTTGCCGGCCTCGAACAACGGGGACACCGCCATCAAGCGGCGCGGCTTGTCGGTATGGGGTGTCACCGGCACCAAGCCCGGCACCTTGTTCTTTAGCGTCGAAAGCAGAGCGGCGCCGTTCGCCTTCTTCTCGACTTTCTTGCGGATAGCCAACGGGTACGCCGCGGAGACGTTCTCCACCTGCGCCACCGAGGCGGTAAAATCCACCCGGTCCCGGTACTGGTGCACAAGGTAGCAGTTCGCGCCGGCCTGGGCCCAGACCTGCCCGACGACATAGGAGCCCGCCTCCGTCTCGTCGAAGGTCAGGTCCCAGGACTGCCACCACCGCTCCACGTCCGGCAAGGTGTCGTAGTACCGCAACCACTCCCGCTTTATAATCGCGCCTTCCGGCGCCGACGGGTTCTGTTGGAAAAGCGCCAGCCATGCCGAGGCCGGAATCGTCGCCTTGACGGCCTTTAGGTGCTCCAAGCCAAAACGCCTCTCCCACAACGGCTCGCCCCTTTGCCTGGGGTCGTCATCCGTCGGGTCGTCTTCCTTGATCGCCTCGCGCCGGAGGACCTTCCACTGGTCCGCGTCCTTGTCGGCCCGCATCGCGTCAAGAAGCCTGCCGGCGAGATCGTCTTGGTGCCAACGTGTCAACGTCAAAAGAATGCCCGACGGCTTGCCGTGGATGCGCGTGTGCAGCGTCGTGTTGTACCAGTTGTACATCCGGTCCCGGTACGTCAGGGAGTTGGCCTCCTCCGCGTTCTTTATCGGGTCGTCTATGATCGCGTAGTTTCCGCCAAGGACGCCGCCCCCCATGCCGGTGATGCCGCCGCCGACGCCCGCGCACCGGTACTGGCCCTTACGCCCCACGATCTCGAACAGGTCCGAGTTCCGGAGCCACGACCCCGACACCGTCCGGATGTTCGACGCGCCAAGGCGCGTGTCCGGGAACACCCTTCGGTACTCCTCGCCGTCCATAAGCCTCTGGACGTCCCGGTTCATCATCGAGGCCAAGTCGGCGGAGTAGCTCGTCGCGATGACGTTGGCTTCGGGGTTGTTCCCAAAAATAAAAGCCGGCAGGTGCCGTGATACGAGCTGCGACTTACCATGCCTCGGGGGCGTCTCTATGATAAGCCTCGGAAGCTCTCCCCGCACGCACGTTTCAAGATAGGAGCAGATG